TTTCCTTTCTTCTTCATCCCAACTTGCTTATAACCAACCCAACATGCTTCATCTACAGTATGTCCATTTTCTTTTGCAAGCATTCCAGCAGGGTCAATCATAAATCCAGGTGGAATTGGTTTGCATTCTTTGTTAGTAAAGCAATAATAATATCCTGGTTTACACTTTTTGGATTCAGATTCTTCGTTCATTTTTTTTGTTTTTTCTTTCATAGAATTAATAAAACTTCTAAAAACTGCTGCTTCTGAACTTTTACCCATTACTTTTGCTCTTTGTTCCATAGCAATTGCTGCCTGAATTTTATGTGCATGGGTTTTTCCAGATTCTTTAATTTTAGAAACTGATTGTTTTGCTGTTGCAACATCTTTAAATCCTAATCCACCAATAGTACCTTTAGGATTTTCATCGGTATAAAGGTCAGAGTGTTTTTTAGAATTTGTTGATTGTCCAGGTTTTCTTGCAATTCTGGGATTATTCATTCAACTGATTTAGATTTAGTTTCTTCACCTCTTGCTCTTTTTTTTCTCCCTGCACAATGAGCACGTTGAGAAAATCCTTTTGGATTTGAGCAATCAATATCTTTTTTATATTTATTAGACCACTCTTCTTGAAATTGTTTAAACGTTTTCATTATCTAGTTTTTGTTGTTTTAAAAGTTTTGCCAGTTCTGCAGTTGATCCTACAAAAAGTGCATTATTAACTGTGGTTGGACCTTTTGGCTTGTCGTCGTCAATATCTTTTACTTTCTTTTGAAGATCTAATAGTTTATCTGTAATGTCACCTACACTCTTAATTAATTGTCCAGCAACTTCATATGCACGGGGCATCTCCGATTCTTGTGCTAATTCAAGAATTCCATTAATTGCTTCTTGACCTTTTTCTATCAGAGAGTATAAATTTCCTCTAGTATAATCATAATCTTTTTTAACATCATCTACTACTAATGCAACTTTTTCTATTTTTTCGGTTACGGTTTCAGATTCTACATCTATAGAAACTATATCACTATCTACATTAAAAGTTTCATTGAGTTTATCAAATTTTTTTGTCATTTTCATTCTATAGATCCACTAAATCCAAAATCATCACCCTCTTCAATTAACAAGTTATCTGCTGTAGTAATTGATTTAACTTGTGCTCCAGAAGTATGTGCTGTAATTGTGGTGCCATCCCTACCTCTTTCAACTGTAAGAACGTTTCCAGTTACAAGTGTTACATATACTTCTTCTCCTTCAATCTCTAAGTACACACCCTTAACGATAGATGCTGCGCTGCTAACTGTAATTAAAGTATCTGTTGCAACAATATCCTTTGATAAGTTAGTTAACACTGTACCAGTGTAATTTTTAGTGGCTCTTGGTGTTGATGTATAAACAATATCTCTTGTTGTGCTGTTACTATCTCCAGCAACAAATCCCACAGCAGTGCTTTTGATAATATCTCTCGTTGCAGAAGAAACGGGACCAAAGAGATAAGTTTTAACATTAAACCTTAATGTATAAATAAGAACTCTTCTTGTGGTAAAATTACCTTCATAATCATCCTGCATCGTAATATTTTCAAGAACCACAGGAACATCTCTTTTTTCATTAATAACATCTAACAATTCAAGTGTCATTGAATATGATGGTTGAAAATATGGTAAAATTTGTTCAATAATTTGAAGAGCATCATCATTTAATTTGGCCATAATACTCAATTCAAATTGCATATTATATGGAACTGGGAGATAAACTTTTTTGGTTTCAGTTCCGTCAGTTGGAGATTTTACAAGAAAAGTCTGTGTTGTTGTAGATTTGCGAGTTGAATCATAAGTTAGACCAGTAAATTCAAATGACATTCTTGGTAATGTAATTTGAACCGGTTTGTTTAAATCTGGTGATTGCTCTAATCTTGCAAGAAATTTTTGCGTAGGACCGTATGAAAGTGGAACTTTAATTACACTTTTTATATTATCAGAATTATCTGTATGCTTAATGTTGATTTCATTAAATAAAGAACCAAAAGAAACTACAGTTCTTCTTAGGATTTCGTGATAGAAATATTCAAACATTTTTTTAAGTTCCGATATTATCGATTGACCAAGTAATAACTAATATTTATACTATGGCATTCCGAATGGATTAGTGTCACTAAAATCAATAATATCTTCTGCCTCTGTCTCTATATCACTATTATCAGAATATCCATCTTGAACTGCAAAATTGTCAATAGTTCTGAGTTTTCTTGAAGCACTTGATGCTGTTCCAACAATAGTTTCTCCTGGTGCAAATGAGCCAGAAACGGATGCAACTTCTAATACATTAGTTATAACACTCCAAGATCTAACTCTTGCAGTTGTTCCACTTGTAGAACCTGTTACAAGTTCATTAAAAATGAAAGTTCCAACACCTACAATTTGTGGTGGGTTTGCAATAGTAATAATTGGTGATGTAGTATATCCTAATCCAGCATTTGTAATTCTAATTTGAGTAATTGATCCACCTGCACTTACAATAGCAGTTGCAGCTGCAGATACTGTTGCAGATCCAGTGAATGTAATTGTGGGTATGCCAACATATCCACCACCAGCATTTGTTATAGTAATTATTCCAACAATATTATTTCCAATAGTTGCTGTAGCAGCTGCTCCAACTCCATCTCCAAAAAATAGTACTTGGGGAGCAATTGTGTATCCTGCACCAGGATTAATAACCTCTACTGATTGAACGGATCTTGCCGCGGGATTTACATTTTCCGCACAAACAACAATACCACCAATCATTGTTGCCGAACCAATACCAGTTACTCCACCAGAAGGTGCTGAAGATATTGCGACTCTTGGTGCAGATGTATATCCACCACCCCTATTTGTAACGGTAAAGAATCTTATACCACCACTTACAAGAGAAACAACAGCAGCAGTTGCAGTTACTCCTGCACCTATCATAGTCAATTTTTGTGTTACCCCAAGAGAAATTGTTGAGATACCACTTCCAGAAATGTTGTCATCAATAAAGTCAATTGAAGTATTAATGTCTTCATCTTCATATCTAAACAGTTCACATTTTAAAGTATAAACATAATTTTGTTGAAGTTGATAGAAAGGTTGTTCGTGCTCAACGAATTTAATTTCAAACAATCTATCACCTAAAGGAAAATAAATTAAATCTCCTTCTTTAGGTCTTGTAGATAATTTAATATTAGACTGTCCCTTAATTAATGGTGCTATATATTCTTCAAATCTTTCTTTTGATATTACAATTGTTAGTTCATTAAGTGCTTGAATACCAAACTTTGATAAAATTGTAGTATTGTCACCATAACCATCAAAGTTTTCAATATATGCTTCAATTGGATATGCAAGATCAAATGAGGATTCAATAACCTCCCTTATTATAGTTTTTTCTGTTATATATTTTCTTGGAAGATAATGAACTTCTACACCATACATTCGCAGTTGTTCATTTATAAGGTCTTGAATTAGACCCTGTTCTGATTTGGATCCTTGAAGAAAAAATGGGTTAAGCATAGTTCAACCAATCATATCGTATGGTGGGAGTTCATACGTATTAGACATTTTTTCCATAAGCATATCCAATTCTTTTTGTGCATCATCATACATTTGCCTTCCATTCAACTCAACTCCACCAGGAAGCTTAACTCCAGTAAACTTCATCATATTCTGTCCCCATTGACGTTTAATCAATGAAGTTAAGTATGGTTTAATAAAAGAATCATTATAAACTCTAGCATAGTCATTCGGGTCTAATGTCGAATAACAATCAATAATAAAATAATCATTTTCTTTTACAACTCCCCAATCAATATCCAAATATAATCTATCTTGCCTTTTATTAAATCGAATTTGTTTTTGTGTATTTAAAAGAAAATCTAAATCCTCCAGATATGTTTTAACCATTGCAAAATTTAAGAGTTCTGTAGCTCCTAAAAAATAAATGTCATTTAAAAACATTTGATATTTAAGACTAAACATGCCTCGTGTAGTGTTAGCCCCATCAAATGTAAAAATTTTATTTACACCAATAACATTGGGGGGAAGTTGAATATAATTACTATTTTCTGTATATGAAAAAGTTGTTGCTGTTCCGACAATAGTTGTTGTTGCAGTAGTGGTTGCAATTCCAACCACATTACTAGATCCTACTACTGCTGTACCACGAGAAATATCTGCTGCTGTTATTTTATATTTAAAAAAGGCAGCATAAACTCCATCAAAATGTCTTTCTTGAAAAAATTGAATTGCATCATCAACCAAATCATCAATCTGTTCATCAGCAACATTAATTTCAAGTACAGGCGCGCCCAGTTTTCTTTTGCAATAGTCTATAAGTTCTTGTCTAGTTGATGGTTGCGACATTTATTATTTTCCTTTAGAAATATTTATGATTTAAACATTGGAAATTGTCCAAGATGTCCAAGAACTTCTTGCTGTTTAAGATATAATTTAAAATAACATTTTGCAAGATTTTTAAGATCTTCGATATCATTTATAGTATCTATTTGATTACTAAATTTTACATATTCAAAATTTTTGTTCAAATTTTCAAGTGTTACTTCATCAGGATTCATTGATTAACCTCCTAAGCAAAAATTTAATTTCATCTAAATC